CCGGTTCACGATCATGAATATCATCAAATACCCTGACATAACCTCTCTTCTCAAAAATAGCACGCGACTTTTCTCGAGTTGATTTATAGTCACCGGCACAGTAATAATCGTGTTCAAATGTGATGGTAGCGAACTTGTAATTGTCAAACACTTCCATGTCAAACTTTTCCAAAGCTTCCATTGTAGAACCATTACCCGCATCCAAGTCAATTTGAAGATAATCGATAGAATTGGGCATGTCATTATCATCTAAAAGCTTCTTGTAATCAATCTTTGTAGCGTCAGCAATAAGATGCACACTACCCTTCCGATGCTCCTTGTATTGATTAAGGTATTTTTCATCAAATTCAATCATAATACCTCTCCACCCAAAATCCTTTTCGAGTGTATACGTATTATTAATATCTATAGGGTGATTCGCACCAAGTTCCAAGAATGTTCCATTCTTTTTTCCTTTTAGAATATTCAAAACAAACTTATCTTGGAGAGCCTGACCGTGATAAACTGTCATTATTGTTATTTAAAGGTACTTAGCTTTAAGTGTTTATGAAGGTTTCCGAATATATAGCAAATTTCTTACTAGAAAAGGGTGTCAAAAAATGCTTTTCGGTTACAGGTGGGTTTGCGATGCACCTTAATGACTCATTTGGTGAAAAAATGGATGTCACGTACACGCACGGTGAACAGCCAGCTGGTTACGCGGCACTCGGGTGGTCTGCTTATAAACATAACCCAAGTGTGTGTTGTGTTACATCTGGATGTGGTGCGACAAATGCGATTACACCGTGCTTGATTGCATACCAAGATAGCGTACCCGTGTTTTTCATAAGTGGTCAGGTACAGAAAAATGACAATATAAGGTCACGCGGTGATAAAGACCGTGGTTATTTTGGGTCAGATTGTGATATAGTGGAATGTGTGAAAAACATAACTAAATATACATTTGAACTCACAGATCCATTACATATACAAACTGTACTCAATACATGCTACACAAATCTAACTACGGGTAGACCAGGTCCAGTATGGTTATCCATACCAGTAGATGTACAATCTATGCAAGTTCCGGATGCGTTATATGGTCCAATTCCACTGAAATCGATCACCGATGACAATCTACCGGGTGATTTCTTAGAAGCATGGAAAACTTCAAAAAGACCCATAGTTTTAGCCGGAAACGGTATACACTTATCTAAGACTAGGGAAAAATTCTTAAAATTCATAAAATATCATAACATGCCATATGTAGTGAGTTATTTTGGTAGTGATTTAAGTGATGGGTACACCGGTAAAGTTGGAATTTTGGGAAACAGGTCTGGTAACTTTGCCATACAAAATGCTGATTTGATTCTGTGTCTAGGATGTAGACTTTCAAAAAGTATCACTGGATACAATAGACAGTTATTTGCGAGAGAAGCTAAAATTGTGTACATAGACATTGATAAGAGTGAATTCATGGATGAGAAGAAAGTTGATGTAAAGGTACACATGGATCTCAACACGTTCTTTGATATTGAATTACCTAAACAATGTATACTTGGTAGCTGGATAGACAAGAACAGGGAATGGAAAGATATGTGGGACAACGAAATTCCACCAAAGAACGGAAATAAAGTTTGTCCATACAGGCACTTACAAAAATTCTTTGATACAAAAGACGGTGATTCCATAGTAACAATGTCATCTGGTTCTATCGTGTGTGTAGCTTGGCATATGTACAAATGTAAACTGGGGGATCGGTTAGTAATAAGCAGTCACGGTGACATGGGATTTGAAGTTCCGGCGGCCATTGGTGCATCTTTTCATAATAAAAGAACATATGCTATAGTTGGAGACGGTTCATTTCAATTTAATTTACAGGAATTACAAACTTTGAAACATGGTAATCTCCCTGTGACTGTTATGGTATTCAATAATAGCGGCTATGAGGCTATAAAGATATCACAAAGTTCTGTATTTAAACGCGAGTTTGGAACGGGTCCGGATAGTGGCATAACTTTTTGTGACGTAGAAAAAATCACAAAAGCTTATGATATATCGTATTATAAAGTAGAAAATGAGGAAGATGTTTCATATTTAAAACATAAAGATGGTCCAATAATAGTGGAGATATTATGTAACAGACAGGGTAGATTTCCTAGAGTGGCTAATAAACCAATGCCAGATGGGACATTTAAGAATATGCCACATGAAGAGATGTCACCATTTTTGGATGACGAGGTTCTCAACGAAAATCTATTTGTTGACCGAGCCTATACTTAATCACGTTACAACGGTCTTCATATTCACACATTTCACGGTATTCGATATCTCGCAAAAGTTTCATATACTCATATTCAAATTCAAGAGCTTTTTTTATAGATAAATCAAAATTACGCAAAAACGCATCGTTGAGATTAAACATCACATATCTCGTTTCAACTCTTTTTACTAATTTGTTATCATACAAAAATTTCAAGAAATGATAAGACCTGGCATCTAACGTACCTCCCATGTATGCATCCAAGTTCATGGATTTTATTTTAAAAAGTGTATCTGTTACGATATCACAAAATTCTTTCGATAATATATAATCCCTTCCCTTATCATATGATTTAGATAAATCACTTCTACCTATACATATATAATCTATATGCTCCGCGTGTTTTGATTCAAGTATAGATTCTAAATTTTCTAACCCCTGTTTAGACTCTATGTTTATACCACGCTTTATATCAAAATCCTTTGAATAATCGGTAAATTTAGACAGTGCAAATGAACTCTCTATCATTGGAGCGACGATTCCATCCGCGCCAATATCAATGGCGGTATAAAAATCAGTTTTTGCTTCGGGTCCACCTATTTTAACGTTCATATCAAGACCAGCTAGATGTGAAACATTTCGTAATTTACGTACATTTTTTGGTCGGGCACCCTCATCCTCAAATGAAGTTTTTATTCCAACTGCACCAACCCCCTTCAGTGTCGTTAAAATTTGTACGAGTTTAGTGTACATTTAAACATAAAATAACATATATCTTTATGTTGATTACAGGCAATTATAAGGTTCTCCCAATTCAGAAACATCCCTTATTTCCCAAGAAGCCCCAAATCTCTCGGCCCATTGTGAAAGTAGTAATTTCTTTTCGTACACGAGATTAAACTCCTTATCGGATAATTCATCGCGAACATATTGTTGTGTGATATATTTTACATCTTTTATATCTACAAAATCAAAGTACCTATCCTTGTCTATGATAATATGTTTTTCTCTCTTACATACGGCGCTAAATCGTGTGGGGCGTTCTCCATCTCCATAACACCCCCATATTCTCAATGAATGTGCGTTTGGTATGGTTTGTATTCTTTTATCAATGAGCCATTTAGATAACCCGTAAGGATCCACCGGTGGATCACCTCTGAGTGCCGCACCACTTGAAAAATAGATCAATTTACCTTTGAAAACTCTCGTCACATTTTCGAACATTAGAATGTTTTTGTATATGACGTCTCCATCGTCTTGTTTAAGGCGACTTCCACCAATAACAGCGCAGTGAATGACGACATCGTATGTATGTTCATTGAAATACTTTTCAACTGCGGTTTGATCCGTAAGGTCCAATTCTTCCCGTGTGACACCTACCCAACTACTGTCTTTCAGTAAATTGCTACCCACAAACCCATTTGAACCAAGAACACACACCCTTTTCATTTACTTAAAGTAAAAACAATACTTTAACTTATATGACAAAGAAAGTTTGGTATGCCCCCAACAAATTTGAATCGTATGGCGAAGAAGAGATTGAAGCTGTCAATAATTGTCTCCGCGATGGCTGGCTTGCTGGCTTTGGTGATCGTTCTATTGAATTTGAGAAAAGGGTTTCAGATGTATTCGGGAAGAGACACGGACTCTTTGTAAATTCCGGGAGTAGCGCAATACTTTTGGGTTTGTGTGCACTTAATCTTCCAAAAGGTTCCGAAATCGTAACACCGGCATGTGGGTTTTCCACTACCGTCGCACCTATTGTCCAATTGGGACACAAACCGGTGTTCTGTGATGTAGAACTAAATACGTACGTCCCAAGTGTCGAGCAATTGAAGAAAGTTGTCACCGAAAACACGAAGTGTCTCCTTCTTCCAAACCTGATTGGAAATACACCGGATTGGATGTCAATCCGTGAAGCGTTTCCGAATGTGATTTTATTTGAAGATTCGGCTGACACGATCACGAAGACTGAGTGTACGGATCTAAGCACCACAAGCTTCTACGCGAGTCACGTCATCACAGCTGGTGGTGTGGGTGGTATGGTTATGTTTAATGATGATGAACACCTCAAACGAGCTCTCATGTACAGAGATTGGGGTAGAATCGGTGACAATATCGAAGAACCAAGTGAGCGTTTCAATCACTCCGTCGACGGTATTCCATATGATTGGAAATTTCTATATGGTGTCGCCGGGTATCATCTAAAAGCGTGTGAAATGAACGCAGCGTTTGGTCTCGTACAACTCGATAAGCTCGAGGGTTTCCTCAAGAAGAGGCGTACCATGATTGAACGATATCTCGAAAACCTTAAGGACACCGAGTATTATACACTCCCAGATGATTCAAGAAAACCAAACTGGCTTGCGATTCCGTTACAGTGCCCGGATAGACTTGAATTGGTCAAGTACCTCGAGGAAAATGATGTTCAAACACGTGTGACGTTTGCCGGTAACATCACGAGACATCCAGCGTTCAGGGAATATCTCCAAGATTTCGAAAATGCAGATAAGATCATGAAGGATGGTTTCCTTCTAGGAGCACACCACGGACTAGATACTGAAGACGTAGATAGAGTGTGTGAACTCTTAAAAAAATTCAAATAGCTTAAAACAACTAATTTTTAATATTTAAATGCCCACTGCTCTCGTCACGGGAGGATGTGGGTTTATTGCGTCCAATTTTATCAACCGGATGAAAGATAAATACCCGGATATTGATTTTGTAACCGTTGATAAAATGGATTATTGTTCAAATCCTAAAAACATACACGAAGGAAAAGCGATTATTGTTAAGGGAAATGTGGGTAACACTGAACTCATAGAACACCTCATACACGAGTATAAGTTTGATTACGTGTTTCACTTCGCTGCACAAAGTCATGTGGATAACTCATTCGAAAGTTCACTCACGTTTACTAAAGATAATGTATACGGTACACACGTTCTTATAGAGGCCTGTAGACATCATCTACCAAATGTCGAGTTCATTCATTTCAGCACGGACGAGGTTTACGGTGAAAGTGTCACCGACGTACCATTCAAGGAAAGTGAAACCGTTCTTAAACCAACAAACCCATACTCAGCATCTAAAGCGGCAGCCGAAATGGTGATTCATTCATATATAGAATCATTCAACATGAATATAAAAATAATTAGGTGTAACAATGTATATGGTCCAAATCAATATCCGGAAAAGCTCATTCCTAAATTCAAGAAACTTCTCAAAGAAAACAGAAAATGTACCATTCATGGCACAAGGAGTGCACATGTAAAAAGAGCTTTTATACACGTGGATGACGTGGTCGACGCTGTGGATGTGGTTTGGAAGAAGGGTGGAAACGGTGAAATATACAATATAGCTTCAGATTATGAACTTACCGTCATGGATGTTACAAAACTCATCATAAAAACCATAAAAAATACTGAAAATTATGATGAATGGATAGAATATGTAACTGATAGACCATTTAATGATCGAAGATATTACATATGCGCCGATAAATTAAAGTCAATTGGTTGGAAACAAAACAAGGGGATTGATGATCTTATTAAGTTTTTTATTGAGTAACACCGACCGACGCAACTTGACGTGTCAACGCTGGCACTTGAGCCGCGGCCGCGGTCTCCACCACCTTTTTACCCTTGAACATCATAAACAGACATATGAACAGCATCAGCATGTTAAGAGCGGCGGAAAATCCAGCGTATCCCATCTTACCCTTCTTGTCAGCTGGATCACATTCATTTATCACGTGTATCAACATGAAAGCACCAACCGCACCCATCAAAGAGAACAGAACGTAGAAAGCAGAAAGTTCAGCGGTAAACAATTGAATTGTCAATAGAGTCGTAACAACACCGATCGCCATAGCGAGTGTGTGACTGAAATATCCCTTTATGTTCTGCAATTTCTCGGAACTGTCGGTTTGACTACATTTATTCAATACATTTACACCAAGAGCCGAGACCGAGATGTAAAACACAAGCAGAAATATGATAGAAATAATCGTTCCGGGTTTCATTTTAAGATCGAATTTCTGTTTTTGTAACTGCTTCGCAGTGGACACAACTGGCGCGGCGCCTTGAAATTTTTGATAACCTCGTCCCATGGAATCAACCGTGGCGTGTCCCATACTGGACATGCCTCTGCCAACCGCAGCACCCCCTTTCATGAGACCGCCACCGGCTTTCGCTGAAGCGGATCGCAGGGTCTTAAACATTTTATATTATATTTGGAGAAAATTAATATCAGTACATTACAGATGGAAAGCAGACAAAAATTTGTGTTAACCATTCTGATATTGTGCTGTGTTAGTTGTATAGGTGGTGCGATACTAGCAACAACAGGAGCACTCGAAGCTAAGCGTTCTGGTGCAATCGAAGGCACAGAGGAGTTTTATGTAAAAAAGTTTGAACTTGACAAATTGAAAAAAATCCTCGTCGACGCCGTCGCCGCAGACACAGTCGTAACACCGAAAGAAAAAACTGCGGGTGATTTTTTAGATATCGATGAGTATATAGAATATAAAATACAGTGGTCAGCTGGCAAAAAAGCGAGAGAAGAGATAGTCGCTCGGTCTCAGCCCCACATAGACAAGTTAAAACGGTGGTGTGCAAAACACTATGACGCGCTCGAGAGATTTAAAAAATCAGAAACGTTAATGATTCTATATTTGGATGGCATGCAGCGCACACCAATTCAATTTTATGCGAGATACATGGATAATGTATCCAATGAGGGCAAACAGCTACTTAAAAAAGTGTGCAAGAAGTAGATGCACGTAGTACAATCGATATACATTATATTAATGCTCCTGTCTTATGTGTTTCAGAAGACAGGAAGATTAACGTTCGAAGAAAAGTGTAAATTATTAGAATTCACAGGTATGATAGTCAGAGAAACTGTTTTTCCTCCTCTTCCCGCTCTTTGTAAATCCGGTACAGGGTGTATAGACCTATCGACGCACCAAGAAGAGAATACATCGAATAATAGTTTGAACCTTTCCTGTATTGATACAGTGACCACAAAAGACCAGCTAAAACTCCTACTGTGATGTATTGTGGGTCAAGGTCAGATAAATCCTTTCTCTTGTACACATCGTTTATTTCGTACATAATCTGATACATACCCAAAGATACAGCGGTCGCAAACAAAAGGGTATCTGTATCCATTATAATTATTAAAGAAATTAATTCTATATTAAATATAAAATGAGCACCCCAGAAAACGTCCTCGCTGGATATGATGACACATCGAAACAAGGCCAACTCGTGATTCAACGAGTGAAGACCCTCGCCAACCGATACAAGAGAACCGGTATCAACAAGGAAAACATCTGTGGTATCGTGTCTACACTCATGATGGAAGTCAACAATATCAAGACCCTCAGTGGACCAGACAAAAAGGAACTCGTGATTGACCTTATTTATTCCATCATAGAAGAAATTGATGAAGGCGAAGAAGATTCTGAAATCGAGATCGTTCTCAAGAAGATGGTTCCGCCAATGATCGATAGCTTCTCGGTGATGCTAAAGGTAACTAAAGGTTGCGGCTGTTTTGGTAAATAGATGAAGTTTCCGTCTTTAGAAACTATGGTAATGTACGGTATATATACAATACGGGATCTTGTTCTGTATTCAGAAAATAAGCTTGTACAAAGGAACATACGAGTACTTAATGAGTGTGACACATGTTCGTTTGTATTCGAAGGTCATGTATGTGACAATTGTAACTCTATTAAAAAAGAGAGTCGAATGATACTCAGATAAAAATGCCGAGATATCCGACTGTTACGACGTACACGACGCGCCATTTTCGTGCATTTCGAAAGTGATTGCATATGTTGCGCCGAGCGAAAAATGATAAAAGCACTCAAACACGAATGTTTGAAACGAGGAAACCGAATACATAAATTTACCGCATGGGTAAGACGAAAGTTTGGAACTCTTGTCATTCAGAGAGACACGAGTTACGGGGATGGAACTTCTATGCCGTGTGTTTTGTGTAGAAAGGTGATAGAAAAACATGGGTTGCGTTGGAGAGCCTATGATGGGGATAGATGGATAGATAGTTTACATTCTAGTCATATACCCAAGTCAAAACCAACGAATAAACAGCGCCGTCTTTTACGATTTGGGCTTAATGATGAGTCCGAGTGCTGACTCAAGATTGTTCTCATTTCTCTTTAGAGGCTTTTCTCGTTTGAGTTTCAAAGTCTCATTTTTACCGGTAGAACTGTTTATTTCATCCATCTTTTTCGTGTTTGAAATAATCGGTATAACTCGGTCTTCCAGGGGTTTGGCGTTTATCTCCTTAGGTTTCTCTTTGTCTACGATGCTATTGCTTCTAAATTCTTCTATGGTAAGGTCGCCACCAAACACATCTAATTGTTCTCTCAATGGTGCGATTGTGATAGACCCGAGTTTGTTGTACAATTTTTTGCGCATGATGATTATGTTACTACATATGATACCACCTCTCGTAATACCATACTTGTCTATGGCATACCGCTTCATGCAACTCCACGAACAAAAACCGCCGCATGTATGAAATTTATTCCTTAGTTCGTCATATTTATATGGCAATTTAAGTATCTCACCTTCAAATGGATGACAGCACCACCAACACCACATAGTTTAGGACTATGTGATTGTCTTTAAGTGTTATTTTTTTCTCAGTAAACCACAAACATGGGAGGTGGTGGAAGTTCCACTATAAACCAGGAGATGAATATGTCCATGGTGAATGACATATTGTATGAATCTGTGACCAATAACGAAAGCTATACCCAAAATGAAATGCGAAATGAACAGGTCCTAAATCTTAAAATAGGAAGAAACGTTGGGTGTAACATAGAGACGGATCAGACCATCAATTCAACTTTCATGGCAACGACAGAACAGATATCAAATAGTTTTCAGAACGTGGCGAATGATCTCGTGAGTAGCCTACAGGCGGGTGCCGGTGCGGCATTGGACAAACAAACACAAGCGGGTAATCTTCAATTCGGTGATAAACAAAATGTAAACCAAAAGATTAATACTGAAATTGAAAATATAGTTAAGACCCAACTGGAAACGAATAACCTCACAGAGACCATTAACAAAGCCGTGAACGTTCAAGAAGGAAACATCGAGATAGGTGAAACCATATGTTTGGATGGTGAGCAATTGTCGTTCAGACAAAACATATCCGCTGATCTCGCGGCGCAAGCGGTGACAAAGAACATTCTTACGGCTGTGACGAAGAATTCAGTCGTCCAAGATACCATAGCCCAAATTGACGCAGAAGCGAAAACTAAGGCTGGGGGTGCCGCCGAAGTCGTTGACTCGGTCGGTAATGCGGCTTCGAACGTGATTGGTGCGGTGACCGGACCAATGAAATACGCAATAATGGCCGCCGCTGGATTATGCTGTATGTTGGTAATCGCCATGATAGTCATGGGTCTGTCTCCCGCGGGTCAATCTAAAATGAAAAACATGAATATGAGAGGTATGAAGATGCCTGGTGGGTTGCCAGGTATGAAGCGCTAAATTACATTTTTGTTCTCTGTGGTGTACTGTGACCACTAAAAACAAAAATACATTTACAAAGATTCGAGGTGTTTGATGAGGGCATCGCGTTTGTTCGCCTCCGCAAGTGGGATAATTCTGGCGAGCTTCTCTTCGTCATCGGTAAGTTCTTTAGCCATACCATACACTATGTATGGGTTAATGAACTTCTTTGGGTCGGCATCTCTCACATAGGCAACCGCCTTGGAATCACCCTTAAGGTTTTCTCGCATCCTGATGGATGCAAGCCACACGGCCAATGCGAGGATGGATACAATCAAAAGGATCGTGTTTATGTTCGCGTTCTTCATTATAATACATAAAGAAATAATTTTTCTTTAAATGAATGATAGTGAGCATAGACGTAGGCATACGTAACTTAGCAATATGTCGTTTTGATGATTCATGTAATTTGGTGATGAACTGGGATGTATCGGGTGTTCCACCTGAGTCAAAAGATGGATTATTCGTGTCTATGCGAAACCATCTCGATGAAAAACCTTGGGTATTGGACACGGATACGATTCTCATAGAAAAACAGCCAGACCGCAATAAGAAGATGAAAATGGTAGAAAATTTCTTACACGCGTACTTTGTAATAAAAGCGCCTAAGTCCGAAACTATTATTTATGACGCAAAGTTTAAAATCCCGGATGTGTGCGGACCGGGTAAAGCGCAGTATCTTAAACGTAAAAAAGTATCAATCGAACGTTGTGAGGCGTTTTTGAATGATAATCCTATAAATGAACATTGGTTACCTATATTTAAAGAATCAAAGAAAAAGGATGATCTCGCGGATACGGTAATGCAAGCCATCAGTTTCACGAAGCGCACGGAACCACTCAAGAAGACCGTAAAGAAAAAGGTCATTCCAAGAAGACCAAATCAAAATCAAAAGGAAACAAGATACTCAAAATCAAATTTAGCTTGGATATACCTTAATAAACTGGATTGCGAATGTCTCGAGAAGAATAAGCGATTCATGAAGGACCTCAGAAGATACTATAAGGGAATAGACGATATGAAGAATGACCTAGATGAAAAATATCTTAAATAAAGTATGCTTAGGTATGCGGCAACATTCAAAGAGTTTCCACGAGTGATGGAACTTGTACACAGAAGAGGTGAGAAGGTAATAGTCGATTACGCGAAAGAGAATTGTAGATTATCGGAAGCTTATGAAATAGCAGAGACGACGAAGAGACTGATCACATCGGTTCCAATAGGTTCAATGTGTGCCATAAAACTTACAAGCTTTGGTTCGAGGGAAAATGAATCGGAAGCCAGAGATTACGCACACTCTATCATAAAACACGCCAAATCCAGGGGTGTAAAGATATGTATAGATGCCGAAGATGTCTTGTATCCAGAGATATGTTATACCATGATGGCCGAACATAACACGAAATACGAAGTTAACGTATATAAAACATATCAAATGTATCGCAAATTTGGAGTTGCGGAATTATCGAAAGATATAGAAAATGCGCATTTGGATGGATTTAAATTAGGTTTAAAACTCGTGAGAGGTGCGTATCTAAAAAGACAACCCGGTTTACTTGATAAGAAATCGAGTGTAGATAGACAATACTCACAAGGTATGACATATTCACTCACATGTCCAAACGCCCACACAATGTTAGCGACGCACAACGAAAAATCTCTCATATACGCAAAAAGATTTGACAAGGAACAATACGTGACGGCACAACTTTTAGGATTGGGCAAAAATATAGGTATTGATTACAGATATATACCAGTTGGTACTCTAATGGAACTTACCCCTTATCTATTGAGACGCCTCAAAGAGAGAATGTCATGGGATTAAAGATTTAACGCTATATTTATGTAAATGCAGAAAGATGTCTTGGATCACGGATTTGTTAGGCTCGTTGACCACATGCCTTCAAA